TAACCGTCCTCATCTAGAACGTTATATAACATATATGCTAGTCTATGATAAAATACGTTGATAGTAACATGTAACTTGTTCAATTCAGGGATATAGACCTCGATACCCATGTTTTCATAGTAGTAACAATAGGGCCATAGATGGTATTTTCTATTACGAGGAGCCCAATTATTACAACTAATCATCTTCATTGAAATAACCGCTCTTATTTAGAGCACTATATAATCTAGAGTAAAACGAACCTATGTAGTACCCATAATAAAACCTAGGCATTAAGCCGGTTGCTCTAACGGAAGGCTCAATAAGCATAGAGGCTCTAAGCTTATTGTGTAGAGTCAACTCATTACATATAATAGTCTTCATAAAAACATACTCCTACCCAGTCTGAAGTAAAACAAAGATGTCGAAGCAGACACCCCAACCCAAAAAATACTGTAATGCGTAACGAGGTTGAAATAATTATGATTATAATACTTTCTTACATTTATATCAGTGGAAGGCTCTCTATTATATATAGATGCCATAAGCTTGTTATTAAGCATAGGCCAATAATTAATCATCTTCATCTAAATAACCGTCCTCATCTAGAATGTTATATAGCACATCGAAATAACCCCCCTCATTTAGAATGTTATATAACATATATGCCAGTCTATGATAAAACCTGGCGGGCCCTCCAAATATAGTAAAGATGAAGTTATAGTATAAACTATCACCATTTACTAATTTTAGCTTGTCAGTAATAGGTATAGATACACTACCTCATCTTCTAATCTATAATAAAACAGGTTGATAAAACCATGGAACCTGTCTAATTCAGGTATATAAGTTATAAGCCACATACCTTCATGACAGTAAAATGGGGCGTCACAATTAATCATCTTCATTGAAATAATCGTCCTCATCTAGAATGCTATATAAATGTTCTAATCTATGATAAAACAGGTGGATAGAGCCAGAGAACTTACTTAATTTAAGAGTATAGGTATCGAGATCCATGTTCTCATAATAAAACAAGGCAATATAATAATGGAGCTTAACTAATAAGTCACTTATATAAATATGCTCGTGCTCGTCACAGTTAATCATTCTCATTGAAGTAATCGTCCTCTCTATTAAGAAAGCTATATAATACAAGTTCTCCTAATCTATAATAAACAAGGTTTCTAGGACTATAAGCAAAATACAATTTGGTTAATGATCTGAGGTCAACGAGCAGATCATTAATAGATATAGGCATACACGGAGCCCAGTCATCAATTATCTTCATCGAAGTAATCGTCCTCTCCATTAATAAAACTATATATTACAAGTTCTACTAATCTATAATAAAACCAAGCAAGTCTCCCAGGACTATAAGCAAAATAAAATTCGCTTAATAATCCATGTAGGTCAACGGGCGGATCAGTAGTAGGTACAGGTATATTCGACTTATTACGTGGAGCCCAGTTATCAATCATCTTCATTGAAATAATCGTCCCCTCCATTAAGAAAGCTATATAATACAAGTTCTCTTAATCTATAATAAAACCAAGCAAGTCTCCCAAGACTATAAACAAAATACAATTGGCTTAATAATCCGTGTAGGTTAACGGGCAGATCAGTAATAGGTTTAGGTACAGGTGTACCCAAGTTATTAAGCCGAGTCCAGTTATTAAAATCAATCATCTTCATCGAAATAATCTCCTTCCCCTAGAAAGTCATATAACAAATATGCTAGTCTATAATAAAACAAGTCGATAGAAACATGTAACTTATCCAATTCAGGGATATAGACCCCGAGGCCCATGCTTTCATGGTAGTAACGATAGAACCATAGATAGTATAGATTATCACCATTTGATAAAATCGGCGGGTCAGTAATAGGTATCGGTATACTTAACTTATTACGTGCAGTCCAACAATCGTTATTACTATGAGGCGCCCAATTGTTACAATTAATCATCTTCATTAAAGTAATTGTCCTCATCCAGAAAGTGATATATCACTTTTCCTCCCAATCTATAATAAAACCAGGCGAAAAATACGAATAAGCCCTTTGCATTAATAAGCGGATCAGTAATAGCTATAGGTATATTCGACTTATTATGCGGGGCCCAATTATTACAATCAATTATTTTCATCTAGAAAGTTATACAACACTACTCCCGCTAGTCTATTGTAAAACCTGGCGGGCCCTCCATCATGATAAAGATAGAAATTATAGAATAACTTATTATCTGCTATTGGAGGGACAGCAGTAGGTACAGATGCCCCCCATCCAGATTGAGCCCATTTAATATTACGCGGAGCCCAACCATTACAATTGATCTTCTTCATAAAAATAATGATAGGTTATAGTAGGCCCAAATAGGTTATAGTAAATCCGAGCGACTCCTCCAGCATTATAAGTATGAAAGTTATAGTATAAACTATCACTGTTTGCTATCAACGGGTTAATAATAGGTATGGGTGCGCTCCACTCATACGGAAGCGGATTACGAGGAGCCCAACCATTACAATTAATCTTCTTCATAGAAATAATGATAAGTTATATTATGGTAAACGCAAGCGACTCCTCTGGCACTATAAGTATGAAAGTTATAGTATAAATAATTACGGGTTACTATCAACATCAACGGGTTAGTAATAGGTATGGGCGCGGCCCAGTCATTTGGAACCGGATTACGAGGGGCCCAACCATTACAATTAATTATCTTCATTAAAGTAATTGTCCTCATCTAGAAAGTGATACATCACTGATGCTCCCAATCTATAATAAAACCAGGCGAAAAATACGAATAATAAACCCAAGCGACTCCTCCGACATAAAAGTTATAGTATAAACTATTATGGTTTGCTATCAACGGGTCAGTAATAGGTATAGGTGCGGCGCCCCACTCATATGGAACCAGCTTATTACGAAGAAAACAACCATTACAATTAATCATCTTCATAGAAGTAATTGTCCTCATCTAGAATGTTATATGATGCTACTCTTTCCAGTATATAATAAAACAGCACCACATCATAAAAGCTATAGTATAAATTATCAACGCTCGCTAGAGGCGGATTAGTGATAGGTATGCATGAAGTCCACGCATGCGGGGCTCTTCTATTAAGAGGAGCCCAATTGTCAGAATTAATCTTCTTCATCGAAATAATCATTCTCATATAGAACGTTATATAATACTATCCCCGACAGTCTATAGTAAAATATAGCAAGTCCTCTAGAATTATAAAGATAAAAGCTATAGTATAAATTATTGATATTTGCTACTGGCGGGGCAGTGATAGGTACAGGTACATTACACTCATACGGGGCCCAGCAATTTGGATTAATTGTTTTCATAGAGATAGATATCCTCACCTAAAATGTCAATATCCTGTCTGTAGTAAAATGCGTTGAAATAAAAGAAGTTGATAGAGACATATAACTTGTGTAATTCAATGGTATAGGCCCCAATTATAATTTCATAGAACCATAGATAATATAAATTATCGAAGTCAGTAATAGGTGTAGGCATAGGTATGCGCGGACCCCAATTACTATTAATCCAATTGTTACAACTAATCGCTCTCATTGAAATAATCATCCTCATATAGAATGCTGTATATCACAACTCTTAGTCTATAGTAAAACCCGCCGGTAGAGATAATAAGTGTACGGGCCTTTAGCTTATTCTTGATAGTCCAGTCGTAAAACAAAGCAAGTTTGAAAACTTTACAATTAATCATTTTCATAGATGATATACTTATCTGCTATGTGTATAGACAGTCTATAGTAAAATCGGTCGACAGCATAAAACCTTAATTCAGGAGTATAGGTATCGAGACCCTCAACAAAATAAAAAAAGTAATTAAGCCTGTTACATCTAATCGCTCTCATTGAAGTAATCGCCCCCCATAAAGGCCATATAACCCAAATCCTCCCAGCCTATAGTAAAACCAGGCGAGTCTCCCAGGACTATAAGCAAAATACAATTTGCCTAATAATCCCTGTAGGTCAACAGGTGGGTCAGTAATAGGTATAGGTATATTCAACGCATTACGTGGGGCCCAATTGTTACAATTAATTATCTTCATTGAACTAATTGCCTCCCTATCTTAAGGCTCCATAATATATCACAACTACCAGTTTATAATAAAACCAGGCGAGTCTCACAGAATACCCGTAGGTCAACAACTTATTACGTTGGGCCCAACGATTACAATTAATTATCTTCATCGAAATAACCATCCTCATATAGAATGTTGTATATATCTTCATAGAAGATATACTTATCTACTATGTGTCCCAGTCTATAATAAAACGAGGCGACTTCTCGACTATAAGCAAAATACACCTGTAGGTCAGCAGGCATAGGTAGATTTAACTTATAACGTGGGGCCCAATTGTTATTATCAACTATCTTCATAAAAATTGTCTTCAGCTAACAGTGTCAGTCTATAATAAAACAACATGATAGAAACATAAAACTTGTCTAATTCAGCAGGTAGATAGATCCTGAGACCCACGCTCACACTTTCATAGTAGTAATCATAGAAGCTATGGTATAAAGTATCACCGTTTGCTAAAACCGGCGGGTCAGCAGCAGGTATATTTAACTCATTATGTGAAGGCCAGTCGTTAATAATCTTCATTGAAATAATACCCCTCCCCTAGAAAGTCATATAACAAAAAATACTACCCCACGACAGACTATAGTAAAATATAGCAAGTTCTCTAGAATTATAAGGATAGAAGCTATAATATAAATTATTGATATTTACTACTGGCGGAGCAGTGATAAATACAGGTAAACCCCATTCATCATACAGAGCCCAGCATAAATCAATTGTTTTCATCAAAATAATCATCCTCACCTAAAATATCAATATACCAGTTTATGTTAAATAAAGCGTGCTGATAAAAACGCAGTTTACAATAAAACCAGTCGACAGAAGCATATAACCTGTCTAATTCAAGAGTATAGGCCCCAATTATACTTTCATAGAACCATGTATAATATAAATTATCGCCGTTTGTTAGAATCGCTGGGTCAGTAATGGATTTAGATATAGACATATGTGGGCCCCAATTACTACTAAGCCAACCGTTACAATTAATAATCTTCATCGAAATAGTCACCCTCACCTAGAATGTTATATAATACATTTCCTGCTAGTCTATAATAAAACATGGCGGGCCCCCCAGCATAATAAACGTAGAAGCTATGGTATAAAGTATCACCGTTTGCTAAAATTGGCAGGTTAGTGATAGGTATAGGTGCAGCCCATTCACGATACGGCACCCATTCCTTATTATGGGGCGTCCAATAGTTTGGATTAATCTCTTTCATTAGATGCCTCCTTTTGGTACTATCAATTATCTTCATAGAAATCGCCCTTAGCGAACAGTGTCAGTGTATAATAAAACATCCCAGCATTATAAACGTAGAAGCTATAGTATAAAGTATCACCGTTTGCTATTGGCGGGTTAGTAATAGGTATAGGTGCATCCCATAGATAATCATTATTGGGCGCCCCATAACGGTTATGGGGCGCCCAATAGTTTGGATTAATCTCTTTCATCAGATGCCTCCTCTTTTACTGGACGTAAAACGACTTTTTCTTATAAGCAACCACCTTTAAATACACCTCTAGCAAAGCCTCAATGAGAGACTCTTGTCGAGAGACAAAACAACGTGAAGTCTCGTAAATATTGGGGTTCACAGTAACTGTCACAGTATAACTATTAGGTAATCGTTGAATAACCCAACCATAGCCAAAGCTATCTAGACGCATTTGGAAAAAATATATCAACTTAGCAAGCGACCCCCGATCTAACAAAAAGGGATTAGGACCAGAGGTAGAGATAGAAATCCAATCACCCCAAGATAGTTCGATAAAAAAGGTATTCCGAAAAGTACCCAACCCATACCCACAAATCTGAGGCTCAGACTTGACCCAATCATGCAAAAATTCAGTAAGCATTTATACCCTCTGTATGGACGACAATATGTTGCACCACATACTGTTATTTCAAGACAACTGGAATAACAGTATAACTAATTATTCTTATTATCAATAAGAATAGACTAAGCAAAAGAATACTCGTTAAGATACTTTATATCTAACTAATTAATTAAAATTGTTGAATAATAACGCCCCCATCAAATTTAATTACTGTTGTTCTGTCTTCTAGATAAGTAATAGCAGATGACTCTACATCATCCTCATCCTCATCATCTTCTGGTATAAAGCCGTAATGTTCGGCCGCTTCTAGAGCGCTAGAGTATTCTGAATACTCACACCGGATAGCGACTCTATCAAATTCGATAGATTTATCAAGGCTATCCTCTAAACCTTCTAGATACCCGACTAAAGCCTCAGCGCCCGACCATGACCAATCAGCATTATCATCCTCTTTGAGTAGCTTGATTGCTTCATCGGTGCTTATATTTTGGTGCATTTTATTTTTTCCTTAAACTAATAATAGCGAATAACCAAAGTATATCTAACAAGTACCGAAAACTAGCCCCCCTGCCAAAGTGTAGGGGGGCCACTAATAATTGATGAAAGATTCTACCTCACAGTAGTTCACCCATTGTTATCAAATAGGTTTCTATAGGCCTGGTATACGGCATCAGGTGCCTCCTCGTCATTGTATTGTTGAGCAGACTTGAATGTAGATAAGAAGCTCAATAGATTAGGGCGGTAGTTAGGAATAATACAATAACCACCCTTAATCCATCTAACACACGCGAGACGGCGAGTGCCGTAAAACCAGCAGAAGATCTCGTCGCCAAGGGCCGTACGAGATTGATGTGGTTCGCGGAAGTCAGATATACGCCCCCGCAAGTATCTAAGTAAATCGAACATTATGATTTAGTACCTAACTGATTATAGAATTTAAGGATAGAGGGCTCTATATAGCAACTATTACAGAAGGTGGATCGTGTACCTATCAGGCGGAGGCCGCTATAGTGACGTACACGACTAAGAATAGTATAGAGGCCCCCGCTGAGCCAACGTAAATTACTGAGACGAGCCTGTACGTTATTAAGCGTGAGTCCCTGACTACGATGAACAGTGAGGGCATAACCCAGTCTAACGGGTAAGTAGTGACAGCGACCCAATAGTTTGTTAGTGCCGAGCTCTTTATTATCTCGTGTCACGTATTCAATGATAGTCTCCTGACCGGTACGTTCTACTGTTACCAGTATAGTATTAGTCATGAGCTCCTTGACTATAGCGATATCGCCATTAGCGTAGCAAGGAAGTTTATTACGAAGTAGAATAACGCGCGCGCCCTTCCTCAGCTCTACTGATTCGGGTATTTGGCTCCACTCAGGAGCGGCCCTCCCCCCCTTCGGTATAACGTAGTTCTTAGTGTAGAGGCGACTAGGCCCTTCTAGTTGTGCTAGGTGCACGGCGTTATATCTATCTACACTATCATTAGTAGTCAGGATAGTAGTGCCCGCGTAGTTATCATCGATCTGATTGACAAACTCTACATTATCTATGAACCAATCTACTGCTTCCTGAGGCCGCCCTTCTCTTACGCTAGTCAGCGCCTGTATAAAGCCGGGGTCACTCTGACGCCTGACCTCTCGTAAGTACTGTATATCGAAGCTCTGCAGGCAGTCTGTTTGATAGACTGGCGTGCTAGTGACCTTCTTATCTGGTACTAGTGGTAACTGACAGAAGTCCCCCACGAGTAGAAGATTCATATTTATGTTACTCTTTTCCATTACGTGATGGATAATAGCTAATTGCGGGCCATGTAGCATACTGATCTCGTCTATGACTAGGGTATCGAAGAGATTAGATATAGCCCGTAGCTTAGTGGCCAGCGCTCCACTGGAAGCAGCGCGTAATAGACTAGTAGTATCAAAGAACTGGAGGGCCGCATGAACAGTAGTACCGCCCGCATTAATAGCGCTCACACCAGTACTACTAGTGATGAGAGCCTTACTCAAACTCTGTATGTATGTTGTCTTACCACTCCCTGCCGGACCCAGCAGCATCTGATAGGGGCCGTTGAACGTTATCTGCATCTAATCTCCGTATAGTCCTAATTGTTTTACTCCATCGGTCCATCTCGCATTCGAGATAGATAATCAACTCGGCCCGCGCGGATTTCAAATGCTTATGACTATGAGGAGTACTAACATCACACCGCTCAATAACTGATAGGTGTCCCTTCTGTCTTACTAGATAGTTACCATAACCTGTTACACTGGCGGGCTTAATGGCGCGGGCTATACGGATACTGGCCTTATAATCTGCGCGGCCCTTCTTCAGGTAATTGAGTAATCTACTCTGCTGTGTCATAAAACTTAGACTAGACTGCCTATCATGCGCCACGGCCGCGAGATAATCAGTCACACCTATATAAGAATCGGGGCCCTTATATATAACGTAGTACCACGGTCTATTATCTAGAATTGACATAAATCTTAAGCAATCTCTCTAGTGCTTTCTTCAAGTCTGATACTCTGCGGTAGTCATTAACTATGTCTATATAATGAACGCCCGCCCCATTAAGGCGTGCCAGACGGTCCTTAATCGCCTGATAGTTAACATCACTACTCAGTACCTGCTCAGACGAGCGGCTTATATTGATTACTATACAACATCTATTAATCAATGTAGATAGTATACTCTCTATTACCTCTACCTCCTCCAGGTTGCGTAGGGATAATAGAAGAGTAGGTATACCCTCGCTGATATGGCGCCGTATCTCAGTCCGCATCATACGACTAGAAAAGTAGGGGTCATTCTCTCTCATGAAGTGATAGAGATTAACCATGAACTGATTCATGGTTATATTCATACCATTGGGTGTATACTCCTTGTATTCTGTTGTATCGAGGGCCCCCTCTGGCAATTCATAGTACTTCTCTGTGAAGCGCTTCCACGGAGCTATAGGATGGATCTCCTCAACCCCCAGTAACTCAGATAAACACTTAGAGGCTTCAGTCTTACCTGAGCCACTCAGACCATGAATAATAATAAAGAACATAAGTAGTCATGCAAGGATTGACAATTTTAGAAGTCTCTGTTAGCATTGAAATGCTAGAGTAGCTTGGTAGCTAAAGGCTGAAACGGAGCCTTCAACCGAAAAGGGACTTAATGCAAAAAATACCTTTGTTTTTTGTTTCAAAACTGAAATTTGCGAATCCACCGAACTTGGCAAAGATTGAGTGAGGGAAGGGCGTTTCGTCAGGAGTAGATTTAATTAAGTTTTGCGGGTTCAATTCCCGTCTCTAGTACCTATTAAATTATGCCACCAGTCACGAATTAATAAATTCATTTAATACTCATTGAGTTGCATTTTTAGATTCTTCAGTTTTTCAAGTTTTCTTTCAGTTTGTTTAATTGCTTTAAGTTTCTTTTCTTCAAAGACTTTTTGAGCTTCTGTTTCCGTTAGCACATACTCTTTTGAGGTAAATCCGTCTAGCATTAACATATTAAATTTACGGGGATTATCCGGGGAAAATACCCCATGGCAGATTTTTCCACTGCACTTTATAATGCCACTTGTCAAAACGTATTTTGTGACATAAACTGTAATTGTTTCGTCCATTGATTTACTCCTATGGTTATTATTTTTAGTGGGTTAGGCTGGATTTGCACCAGCGTGGAATTACTCTACAGATTTACAGTCTGTCGCCTTCGACTACTCGGCCACTAACCCTTGTTTAGATTTATCTTACCATAATTCTTAATGCCTGTCAATCATGGTTTTTGATTCTTTTGAGATTCTTGCAAATCGAGAAGCTGAAGCATCGCCTCTCTTGCATCTTTACGCGCCATACTACAAGTCCAAAGTCTTTGTTCATTGCGCTTGATAATGATAATTTCTGTATCAGAAACTGAACAAACTAAATCATTTTTCTGTTTTATTAGTTGATTAAGAGATTCTATTCGTTGCTTTTGTTCTAATTCAGAAACTAGTTGAGGTTTTTCTCCGTACTCTTGCGTAGAGAAAACAATGGCTAACATAAAACTTTTTGTTTCTTTAGACTGAAACCGAATAACCTGCCAACTAAATTCACCATCAGGCTCTAATTCTCGATTCCAAATATTTAGAAAGGTTTGTAAATAACCTTCTAATCCTTTTTGAGTTTGATGGTTGTTATTAACATCACTGAAAAGTCCTTGACTCTGTTGAGGATAGTTTTCAACAGGTTCTTCTGACTGACTGTCTTGAATAGAAGAGTAAGAATAGCAAGAATTTAACAGTTCTACATAAAACATATTGTGACTCCGATTAATTTTACATATAAAGTTTTAATGTTTATTCATTGCCAAGATACCATTGCTTATCACTAAGAAACCAGAAAAACATTCCTTTGCAAGAATTAGTACAGTCTTTCTCAGATATTAATTCTTGCCATAAACGAAAACATTCAAAAAATTGCTCCCATCCATAAGGAACATCTTCTTTAAGATTAGTCCAAATAATAGATAGATACCTTTCGATAAGATTGCGTATTGTTAAGATTAAAGAGTGTGGTTTTATTCCCATCTCTTTTAGTTCTGCTTTGGTTAATTTCTTTCTTAGAAATTGATCGATCTTTTTATCTAGTTGCGTTTGATTCATTGTTTAGTATCAGTTTCAATCCCTAATAAAGCTTAAACTTAATTGTTTCTTTTTCCTTAATATTTAATCTTCTCCCCAATCTGGGTAGTATTGTAAATAGACAGCTTGTCGCTCGATAGCTTCCTTCTCAAGCTTTTCAATTTCTTCGTCATCGAAGTCGTGGTCCCAAATTAGAGAATCAAGAAACTGGTCTTCTTTCTCTATAAATAATTCCTTTTTAACCATAAAATCTTGGCAACCATAAGACATCCCTCCGCTTTTCCCTATAAAAATAAGCGCATTGTCTTCAACGGTCGCCAAAAACTCTTTTAATTGTTTTGCAGTAATCACTTTGTGTCTCCTAAATAAAAAGCTATTTTATCAATATAAAAAGGAAACCCTAGCGCTTCCCAGCATTCTAATAGTCTTGGTACGTCAGTCAGGGAATTGATTAGAAGTTTACCCGATTGCTACGGGAATAAGAAAATTAGCCACGGGTTAGAAAAGTGAGTATTTCCTCTATTCTAAGTAAGTATTTCGCATCTAAGTACAATTGCTTACTGGCACTCTCATCCTTTCTATGCCTCTAGTTATTAGATGCCCGGAGCATCCTACTTTTTTAGTATGATTGCTCGTTAAATTCTCAAAAATAACCGCGCCCTTAATTTTCCAGAGAAAGAGCGCATCAAGCAAAAAAATAACTAATTGATTAATTTTAACACAATTCCTAATGTCTGTCAATAACTATGGCTAAGAAGAAGAGCTTTGCTTTTAAGAAAGAGCACAAGGATCCAGACGGAGGGCTAACAGCTAAGGGCCGCGCTGATTACAATCGCGCTACTGGCTCTAACCTGAAGCCCCCTGCCCCTAATCCTAAGAACAAGGTGGATGCGGCCCGCCGCAAGAGCTTCTGTGCGCGTAGCGCAGGTCAGGCGGATATGCACGATATAGACTGTCGCAAGACACCTAACAAGCGCTTATGCAAGGCCCGCAGAGCATGGGCATGCTAGGACAGCACTAGTGTCAAGTAGTGAATACAGTGACGTGATCACCGCCGTATGTATCAGTGGCTATCCTAATGCGCGCCTCACTCTGAGAGTGGAACCAGCCCTGTGGATCCACGAAGTCAATTATAGGTGGGTTACGCTTACCCTCTTTAACGCGTAAGGCCCGGCCCACCTTTTGAATCATAGATACACCGTCTACTCCTCCCTTACCACCGGCGGCCATTATAATACTACCAATAGAGCGTATGCTCACACCTAGGCTCAAGATACCCTCACTGGCTATAGCACCAGATATAGAGCCCGCTGACAGCTGGTCTAGTACGTTGGTTATGTTAGTACTCTTACCATGAATAATGGGTAGAGATGTGCCCAGCGCCTCTAGCTCAGTCAGTACGTTAAGGGCCTGACTGGTAGGATTCTTCTTCTTACTACTAGTACCTACCTTACGTACTAGGATAAGCACAGGCCCATAGCCGTCTTTTATCAGTCGGCATGCGTGCTTCGCTATAAGGGTATTGCGGGCTCTATTATTAACTATGACGCTATCGTATAGCTGATTATAGAGCCATGGTGTGAAGGGCTTATCGAATGAGCCATGCGCTACTGCACCGGGAGGAGCTGGATAGAACTCGAACTTAGGTTGCATAATGATACCGCTCTCAATGAGAGTAGTCTCTTGATACTCTGCGAGAAGGGGGCCGAATATAGCCTCCATCATCTTAGGGCGAGTAGGTGTAGCAGTCATGCCAATCTTATAACGCGCGTTGACTAATGACAGAGCAGTAGTGATACCACTTGCATTCATATAGGTATGCGCCTCATCGAACACAGCGACCTCAATACCAGAGAGCCACTCTATATAGCGTCTATCGCCCCGCTTAATACGCTCATAGAGAGTATCTACGGTAGCGATAGTCATAGCTCCAATATCATCATTACCATCTCCTACTAGTCCAGGAGAGAGGCCCGCCCACTCCTGCACATCCTCTGCCATCTGGTAGAGTAGACGTACGGTAGGTACTACTATGAGTCGGCGGGCCTCGAAGTATTTCATCAGCGTGGCAATAACAGCGCTCTTTCCATAACCAGTAGCAGCCCGCACGTAGCCCCGGTAACCCCGTAATACGCTAGCTATTGCCTCTCGTTGGTCGAGGCGTAGTCTGGTATCTATAACGGGATCGAGTAGAGTTGGTTGGGGGAGCAGCTCTAGAGTAGCAGTATGGCCGGCCCGCCGTAGTAACTCCATATAGAGAGGGAGGAGGCCCGCCAATAAGCGACAGCCCCCTCGCCCATCTGGATAATAGAGAGGGTAATGAGCGGGTATAGCTAGAGGTTCAATAGGAAGAATACTCGCTATAGAGCGGGCTTCTTCTACGTCTAGCACTGCACAGAGATGTCTATGACAGCCTGGCAGTAGTTCTGGTATATAGGCCCAGTTACCATCTACTCGTATTATCATTCGGCCCAGGGGTTCCCATTAATATCAATTGGTTCTTCTTCTACAATTTCCGCAGCACACAGGCCAATACTCTTTGTGTTGCTGAAGTCACCCTCATTAAGAACATTAATCTCACCAGCAGGATTAATCTGCTGCCAGTACTTGCGTGCCGTCTTAATAGCCCCTAAGTCAGGAATCTCCTTAACTGCGAAGTTTAGTGATGCCTTGGGGTTCTTATCTTCTGGATTAGGCGGTACGATACTAATAATAATAGTCTGAAAATAAGGACTCATCTTCATTGCAATAGTATCGCGTTTGCCAACAGGGGCATTATTGAAGTCCTTGCTGTGCTTGTAGATGAGATTATTGACCATGGCTTCATAGCCAACACTAGTCCACTGTTTAGTTGAGGCATCCCAGATACCACGGCGAGTAGATTTTGCCTTGAGGGGAATGATTAGGATGAAGCCAGTATCATCCATGAGTTCTTTCACTGTATAGTCATTGAAGGTAGATGTGACCTTGCCTCCCTTATTGGACAATACACGAGTGGTGAAGCCTGTAACATAGAAGATAATCTGGCCCGTCGGGCTACAGGTAACAGGGCGGTCCTTACCTTCTACCTCTTGACTATGTAGGCCTGCGCGAATACATTCACTACAGGTCATGCCCTTCTTACCAACTAGACCTAGCTTATCGACAATAGGTAGAGGGCGATTGGGTGGATCTCCATATTCAGTTACGCCCTTGAGACATACGTTCTCAGGGAGGGCCTGGATTAGTTTAATACTACCATCAGGATAGGTACGCTTATATCCCACACTATTACAGAAGCGCACATATTTACTATTAGCTTCATCCCAATAGCTGTGGTCTAACTGCGCCTGGTGCTGTAGTATTACGCCCTGTAACCGTACAATCACACCATTCACGCCCTCGAATTGTTCGAATAACTTCTGGTCATCCTGGCCTGGGTAGGCCCAGCGCATCTCTTGGCTATCTTGATAACTAGCGCTATTGAGGCGACGGACGACAATATCCTTAGGCAACGAGGTAAAGTATGTATTGAGGCTGCTCTTCGATGTATTGATATCAATAGTATCAGTGATGGTATTGATATCAATGTTCAATTCAGCAGCTAAATCAAGATAACTGTTATCGACATTAAGTAATAAATCAGACATATTCGTGTAGTTGTATGTGGTGTATATCTGGTTTAGGTGAACCAGTAACCTTATAGACGCGACTAATCGATGCGATAGCCGCAGTTATGCGGCAGGAGCCAGCGTTTGGTATTCTAGTTCAGAAGTGTATCAAGAAAGGCGAGGTCGTCTTCTGATGGGGTGGGGCCCACTCTAGCTATCCACTCCTCTAACGCTAGTACCAGCCAGGTAGAGCGAGGGCCCCCTGCTCTAACACAGGCAGCTACTCTCTCTATAGCAACGCCTATACTATCAGTGCGGCTATTAGACATCAATGCTACATATACCTCACTATCTAGGTTAAGTATGTGGCGGGCCCCGCGACCCAGGCGTACTCGGAGTAATCGAGTACTAGGCTCGATCCAATCTGCTGGCTTACCAGTCTCCTTATAGAGCAGGCTGAGTATTAATAGTTCTGCTCCCAGGCGACGAGGGGCCATATGATAGGCTCGCCATAGATTAAGGCGCCCCTGCTGTGTGAGTACGCCCCCTACCTTATTCAGGATGGCCTGATACTGATTGGGGTCTACCTCATAACTTGTACCGCGAGCGGCCCATGCAGCTGGTATCCTATCGAAGACGAGATAGGCGGTGTTACCCTCTACCTGTGTTACATGATCGATAGCAGGGGGCCCCTCCCATATAACCACCACTGGCTCTAGGAAGTTACCCCACTCGAGACAGGTTGCATCGTGTCCTACTAGAGGAGTAATACCCTGCTGCCGCAAGTGGTAGTTAAGTAGAGTGACAGGTGTAGTAGTCAGGTATATCACTGCAGCCACCTCAGTCCCGTACCTCGAGTTAATAGCAGGGGTACAGGGTGCACCACACTAGTACCCAGATGGGCTAGTAGAACAGCCTCCAGTGGGTACGACTTATTACCCCACCAGCGAGCCAGGTCAGCAAGTAATCGTTCTATAGAGGGATTAGGTCCAGTAATTCTATTAATGATATCCTCCACTAGAAGGCCTGCGATTACCTCCCCATTAACGTCGAGTCGCCACATCTTGATATAAGCGCGGACGGTTCTCACATCACTGAGAGCCAGGGCGCTCCAGAATGCAGCTCGGCCCTCTACAGTAGCGCCACCTGCTAGTTCATCATAAACTAGGTCATAGGTGATATCCTCTACTGTATTAACTAGTAATAGTCGCTCTAGAAGAGACCATGCTCTACCAGCGCTACCGGCCAGTTTAACGAGGGCCTGAGCTGCCTCCAGCTCTATGTTCATTATATCACAAATACGCCCTGCCATGTCATCGATGGGGGGATTAGATAGCGGTACCTCTAAACAGCGGCGCTCTATGGCCTGGCTCGTCACCTTATTAGCCATTAGCTTCTGCTTATCCATAGTGCAGAGGATCCAACTGGTATGATTGGGTCCGAACTCAATGGCCTCTAGTAATAGAGATGCTAGCTCAGGGCTGATACGCTGAAATTCATCGAGGATGATGAACTGGCGATACTGATCTTCTCTATCCCCTACTATTACAGGACTGGCATAGGCTATATCCAGGTAGCGCTCTATATGAGGCCGGGCCTCAGTAGGGCTACTGATAGTATAGTGATAAATATTAGTGGTATCGGTACCCAGACATACGGGGCACTCACCGCAGCCCTCCCAGCTACCGGGCTCACGATTAGGACAGAGAGTGCTACGAGCATATAGTAGGGCTAGTGTAGTCTTACCGCAACCAGGCGGGCCCCACATTAACATATTCCCTGCTGAGTAAACATTATTACCTGCCGAGCTATGTAGATTTCTGCTGATAAGAGCCTTAACTAGCGAGATGGCCAATCCGCCACCTACATAATCAGCTAGTCGGCGGGGCCTATGTTCATTAGATAGGCTATTAGTCATAAGGACGCACACAGATAATACATACTAGGGTGAAGACTATGACGGCAATTGTACCTATCTCCAGAAGAGTGAACCCCTGTTTAGCAACGTCAATAGTACGTTCAGTAAGACCATAGACGGCCCCAATTAATAGATACCAGTACGCTAGATTCTTAGTATTCATGCTTAAACAATAATAGTGATGTGTCCTTCTTGATTATCATGAGGTAGTAGATTGCGCGCAATACTCCATATCAACTTAGTCTCCTCGATATTAAAGTTAGCGGATATCATGTACGTGTCAGTAACGTCAGAGTTATAGAGGGGCGCTAGGAGACAGGGTTGCTTATTATCGTGCCAATAATAGACGACGATACTCTTAATACCCAGAGAGCGCAACTTATTGAATAAGGCGGCCCGCTCTGTGACATGTTTATTTTGTGTTTGCATAGTTCAGTATCTCTTGTTTGATGATATTTATATCCTTCCTGAAGTGCCACATCATACTACCTACAGGGACGGGGTTCCACATACGAGTCTTAACTATCTTATCGATGTCACTATCTCGCAGGGTTTTCTTACTGCGAAGTAGGGCCTCGAGGTCACGTTTAACATCCTCTTCATCTATAGTAGTCTTATAGAAGACACCTCTCTCTACCTCTATTGGATTAAACGTAGTTACAGTAGGATGGCCCCGCCAGTTATAGACAGCCCCTCTGTAATTGGCTATAGTGGCGTCGAGACCGTGTATGGCCTTAACTGCTTCGCTACCTGCTAGTAATAGAGGTACGCCAGTTGGTAGTGCTGTGAGCTCAGGGAGTAGCCAGGTATCCCGACAGCGGGAGCGATGAATATCTTTAACTGTCTTGTCTCGAGGGGAGCACTTTATAGCATTAGTGAAATACACTAACTTATTAATGGGGGGCCCATCCCACGTGGGGTCACACTCTATAGCCCAATATAAGCAACGCCGGAGGAAGGCCCCGGCGCCACTAGTATCTTCACTGTTAGTGCCGGGAGCGAGGCTCATCTTAGTGGCCTCCTCACGTTTACCAGGATAGGCTGAGATAGCTACTAGTATTACATCTTCAATAGGTTTCTCAGACTGACCACTCACTGCCTGCCTAGTAGATAGACTACATACAGTACACTGCGGGTTGAATTGTACGGCTTGGTATAACGCTGTCATTGAAAAACTGGGCCTGAAACCCCGCCCTCCGCTATCGCTAAAGGGCGGCTTTATACAAGTTAGTGAGAAACAATTAAACCGTTAGAACGACGAATTAACTGAATCTTGCTAACAACTATCTGTGCCAATCGTTTCCAACTGGTATCGCTTACAGATAGCTGTTTTTCGGTATCTCCACTAACATAACCAATCCCTTTGGGAGAAGAAACTAAATCTCCTTTACGGAACCCATGTCTTGTGGTAGAGCCACCATATTTACGTCGTTTACCACCTTTAGAAAAAACCATCAGGTGAAGTTGACGACGACTAATAGGAGGACGTTTGATGACAGCAAAGGGAGCGTTTGTTACTTTAACAGAACCTTTCCAATCATGTCCATGTCCATTATAAGTATGGAATGGCAAATAATTTAAAAATTGAAAACAGGCAAGAGCAATTCCATCGTTAGCATGACTTTCGGGTGATTGTTCTGCTTTATTTTTAGACTTTTCTAGTCGCAAATGTTTTCTGAGATTAGAGGTTTGCCAACCAAAGCGAGTATGGACTGTTGCAAACTGAGACAGTTGCTCAATAGCCCATTTCTGTCCAACCATAACTGGCGAGAAACCTTTTCCAGACTTAGCTCCTTTCCTACCCGAAGTTAAATCAACATCAGCTTTAACGTACTCAAAGTAAATATCAGAAATAGGATAGATTCTGGCTAATTCAGAAACAACTCTTAATTCGAGTTGACGATTAGCTCTGATTGAGGGAGCCAACTTAGCTTTTCTTCTGTTGGAGAATCGTTTTTGACGATGCGCCCGTGACTTAAAAGGAATGTGGCGGTTGATACGCCGTCCCCTTCTACCCCGTCGCATTAATCGCCGATTATCCATGCGTTCTCTTACTCGCTTAAAAGGAAGTTCTAAGTGAGCTTTCCAGAGAGTGAAAAGAGAGGATTGAACGCCAATTCCAGAGAATAATTTACCCGGGTCAATACCAATGGCAATCGGTTGGGTTTTACTATCGGAAGGCTCGGTGATTAACTGGACATAGAAAATACCTAAGTCGTTGAATTTACCGATAGCTTTTCCTTCCTTAATCCACCGTCTGGCCCGACTGGGTTTGGTAGGCATTAACGGTTTTCCGTCTTTTGAAATAACAGGAACTCTTTCCATGGAGACAATCCTTAAGAGTAAAGTTAAAGTCCCTTCCCGCAACACAATCAAGATGTCTTGTCTAACAACGCTTTACCAATAAAGCTTAGAGAGAATCCGAACTAGGGAAGTATTCGGAAGTCTGTGCCAGATTGTGTCTCGATGCGGTAGTCTCTACTTGCGTCGCCTAAATTGGTCTAGGCAAGCCCTACCCTAAAAAGGACGGGGTTAGTGACCCCTAAAAGGGTTAGTGACCCGTAACTTCCAGATATAGGGTAGGGTTAGTGACCTAGCCTTGCCTCTATAACTTTTATTTGATCCGTAACTTCCATATATAGGGTAGAGTTAGAGACCATTACCGACGATAGGTGTGTCGGAGATTAGGCAAGCCCTGTCTTTTTAGGGCGGGGTTAGTGACTGGCAATATTAGGCAAGCCCTGTCCCTTTAGGGTAGAGTTAGTGATCTCCCGTTCCCGGAAAATGTAGAAAAAGGGGGTTAGTGACTCCTAGAGATAGAGTAGGGTTAGTGACCATCGGGATTAGTGATCATTACCGACAATAGGTGTGTTGGAGATTAAACAAACCTTGTCCTTTTAGGGTAGGGTTAGTGACATTGATTCTTTTCAGCCCCGTTGCTTTTAGGGTAGGGTTAGTGACTAAGTCTGAATTTCGAAGCTTTCGGGATCTATGCCTTTATTGAATTCGATTACAGCTTCGCGGGCTGAGGCGTGCGCGGGATCAACACGTACTGCATGGTAGTCATTAGTGCTAGGGCAGCGCATGGTTAGAATATGCGCGTCCTCGCCACCGAAGTCACCGCGGATGATGTGTAATTCATACTCATTACCGTCACCTACGTAGCTAGTAGTATTATAGGTGCTGATGATCTCACTATCCAAGCGCGATAGAATATTCTCGTAGCCCAGCGCCTCAATGAGGATACGGCGGTGCTCAGAGTTCATGCCCTTCTCATCATCGAGTAACCACTTGGGATCCCAGGTGGAGCTATGACACCGCATGAAGGCCGGTAACGGGGTACCGTGCCATAACCATAATTCAACACCATCAGAGAATTTAATCGCGGGCTCACCATCGCAATGAATATCGCCGTCCAGAGTATAATGTACCTTGGGCCGCTCACATACAATACATAACTCCTCATAGGTGTATACCCACGATAAGTTTTCAGCAATGAGCATGTACTTATCGTAATCCTCCATAGTCACGCCGAGTACCTCGACGCTGAAGTTAGCGAATGCAGCAAAGCTCATACGGCACTCGTAAGAGAAGTGACCATTAGCAATATAATTGCTACACTCCTTATCCTTAATAGGATCAATGGGGCCCCGCTCTGCAACGTAAGCATCGACGAGTTCCTGGAGTACAGCCTCGTTCTTAGGAGTGGCGGGCTTACGCTTAAAGAACTCCTTGATTAATGTGAGTTCAGTTTTAGTAAACTTAGTTTTAGTCTTCTTACCCTTAACGATACTCTGCTCTTCCTCCTCAGCTTTATTGAGAAGAGCAATAATACTGGCCGCCATGATGGGCGAGCTAGTGAAGATAGTACGCGGACAGTCGAGATCCCCTAAGTCACAGTGTTTATTGAGTAGGGTATATAGTTCAGTAACCGCTTGGCGAGCTAGGACCTTATCAAAGGGGCGATCCACCATACGGATCCAGCGCTCCTTGTAGGTAGGGATTAGCTTTTCATGTTCTGGAGTTAATTCAAGATAGGTAGACATTTTCTTATGCTCTGTAGTTAATGGTCTATAAACAATAAAAGGCCAGCACTAGGCTGGCCACGGTAGAGATCGCAGTAATTAGTATTAGTCAGCTACAGAGCGAAAACCAGAAGGAGTATACTCTTGCTGAATACCGATCTCGTAGAGCCCCCGCTTAAAGATAATGGGACCGTGTTCTTCATGCTGAAGACGGGCTGTACTAGCATTTACGCGGAGGTACAGAGTGCCGCTGTCATCAAGACGGAAGAGCTCAGCAGCCTTATTTTCACCGATGATTGCATTGTTAGTGTCTGTTTCAATAGGAACAACCTGATGTTTATGACCAGTGACTTCACCGTATGCTAAGACAGTATTATCAATACGAGTAGCTTTCGATAAGTCGATGCTGTCTTCTGAAATACGTCTGATAAGTACGTCACCTTGACGAGCGAATTTATTGAAAGTAGGAATAGTAGACATTGATTATAACTCCGAGAATTTACTGACCCCACGGACTGGGGATATTGACATTAACCTAGTTTTTATTAAACCGGGTTGACTAGAAACCCGGGCTGTTACCTTACTACGGTAACATTCTCAGTGAGTAGAGCTCTAGTAGATAAGCTATTAACCTCCTTCTCTAGGAGAAGTATAGATATAGCCTTATCTCCTATTATAAAGGCTCTAACAGTAAGTTGGATAGGCCCCTCTCCTCGTAGGACTGTTGTAAGATCACAGGCCCGCAGATTAATAGAGGCCTCACCAGTAATAGTGCACGGTATAGAGGCGGGCTCCCCTGCACCCCGCACTAATAGATTATTATTAGTGAAGTGCAGTTGTATAGCCTGACCTACACTGGCTCCTGTACTCTGCCAATTGATAGCGCCCAGTAGTAATCGAGTATCAACTGTAGTTGATGCACGGAACTCAGCATCAGGTGCTCTATCGAAGTGGGGTATCTTATCTGCTTCCTTACCGGTGAGTATAGTGAGGGAGCCCCGCGCGCTATCTAATATTAGTCGACGAGGAGCGCGGCCTACTGATAAGGTGAGGGGACTCTCTAGATAAGATACTAATTGAAGCTGACGGGAGGTCAGGTTAGCAGACCAACGAGCAATTGGGTTATCAGCCCACGATACCTGTACATAAGCACTAGCTGCTACACGACGGGTAAGAGAACAGCCATCAGGCGTGATATCCAGACGTATGTAATTCTCCTTACTCTTATAGTCAGTTATGAGTCGCATAGCCCCGGCTATCAGATTACTCTCTAGTATGCCCTCACTCTCTAGTACCACAGGAGTAGTAGGGGAGCCACTATAGATAGGAGTAGAGTTAGTACCATACGCACCTAGTCTATAGACTATCTTATCCTCTTCTATATCGATAACAAGCGAGGTAGGTGCACCCATACGACAAGTTAGATTAAGGAGGGGCCCACCAGGTACTAGGATATCTGCATCATCTGCCTGCACTGGTAATTTGAGTACTAGGCTATGAGAGCCCAGGTGATTACCACTCAGTTGCATTTGTCCTTTACTTATAGTCATACGCACACAAGATGCGTCAGCTCGCGGGCTGTCTTTATCTAGGCAGGACGCTACTGCCTTTAATGCAGCTACGTACTGAGGTACATTAATTTGGGATACCGATACTGTCATTGCCGTCGTTATCAGGATCTATATTGAATGAAGAGAAGTCCATGATATCCATATTATCACCGTCGAGGGTAATGCCCTGATTGATTAGAGCTTCTATGGCCTCTCTTCTCTTATCCTTTGCGTAGCTTTCAGTATAGCTATTGAGTACATGCACAGCACGCCACACTCGACTTAGGAACTTATCCATCTTCTCCTTATTTAACGTAGCGTAGTTAAAGGCGGCCCTGTACTCTAACACTATAGCTACATCATTTGGGTCATGTTTTGTATAAGCATAGAGATAACCAAAGTCCAGCACTAGGGCCATATGGTCAGACATAACCAACATATCCACATGACTCATTGGGTTAAACTGTACCCATTCGTAACGAAACTCACCTATACCGGTATCACTTACGATATCCAGATAACTCCTATCATTAATAGCTACCTGCTGGGCAAAATCATCTGTTAGTGGGAAGTTACTTAATGAAGCCTCGATGGCCTTCATGGGGTTATATAGCCTCAGTAATCGTAATATTTTATCCATTAATGTGACCAATAGCGGTGTATATTTGGCTTAGCCCGACATGGTATATCGGAGTTTAGCACATCCTTAAGTATATAGTTACCTGCGCTCTCCATCTGATATAATGCAGCAGCGGCGTAACGTTGTGCCAGCATAAACTCATCGAGCTGCGGACCAGTATAGTAGTCCTGATCCAAGATAGGTACTACTCGAGAGTTATCTACTTGCCATGCCACATAGCCCGGCACTAGTAGATTGATTTCATCGTGAGTAGCGTTGATAATACTAGCCCGCCGTTCTCCTGCATTTATAGTCTCTATAGCCTGCCTTACTCGCGGTAGTGAGATCTTCAGCATCTCACTACCTGAGCTCTGGATAACAGAATTAACTGCCTTTCGCCGCGTAGTACTCTTACCAGCTATACCCTTAGCATTATCCTCATTGACATTGATGAAGCGGCCCATAGCGCTACGAACCCATCGAGTACGAGAACATAGGCTCCCCGTAATCTCAATCCAGGTATAGAGGCCATGGAAACCTGTGAAGTATTGCTTGAGTAGACGACCTGCCTCCTTGTCATCACAGTTGAGGTCTGCTGCTAAACTACTAGCGCTACCACCATATATCACCTTGAAGTTCATAATCTTACCCTTCTTTCGCCAGGGTGAGATGACAGGATCATCTGCACTCACAGTCCAGGGCTCGTTTACCATGCGCCGCTCTATATCCTTATTCAGGAACGTACTGGCGACTAGGTGCTGATCTACCTTGGGGTCAGTATAGGCTAGACCCTCAGGCGATAGGGGGAGGGGTCGTATACCTCTATGGTACTCATCTTCGAGTACGTAAATCTCTGTAATAGCAGAATCCTTACTGAAGGCCCCCGCCAATCTTAACTCTTGACTCGAGAAGTCTACACTTACCCATGCATAGCCTGGTGGGGCCTGCAGAGCAAAGCGACTATTCATCTTTATTTTCGTCATGTCGTCTATATTGACTGAGGTCTATTACTCTAACCCTACCAGTATTAACATCATATAATAATGCCGTATCCTTCTCAGAGGGATAACGGTTGGCTAGTATACAGCTTAATCGTTTACTACTAATTGTCTTCAAACAAACTATCCTCCTCTATATCTACTATCAGCTCAACATTACTAATCTGTTGTGCATTGAATTTATTAGTATCTCCGCTACTAGAACTACTCATACGGCCTGTACTGGTGCCGATGGTCTGGTAACGGGCGTGGACATTACCTGTGCGCGGGTTAATAAGGGCCGCCCAGTTAGTACTAACCATCTTAGTCAGCTTCTTATATCGCAGTAGATCTGATATAACCTGAATACCCAGGTCGCGTATACCCTCCTCATTAGTGGCGCCATCCTCGTCATCCTCGCTATCTAGTTCCCGCAGCACTGTTTCTAGTGTCTTCTGCTGCAGGTTATTTAGCTCAACGGGTAGGAGCTTCTGGATACGACTCACTAAGGCAGTGGGGTTGTTTAATAGGACCGTTATCTTATCAGGTACTACTAGAGTCACCTGAGGGGCCCCCGAGTTCCAATCGACTACCTGATCTACACTGAAGTCAAAGTGAGCACTCATACGCAGCTTATAACTATCTAGCTCTGATTGAGCTGTACTCAGAAAGCTACGCATGACATTCATGTTAATGGGCAATCCATTCCATTCCATGCGCGCTATCTCCATAAAGGCAGCCTGGTCTATCTCTTCTACTTGGGGCATCTCATAGGTATAGAGTAATTCATTGCGTAGTAGAGTATAGGCCTCTAGCAGGAGGCTAGTGTAATTAGAATTACGAGGGGCCCCTACATCTAGAGCGGCGTACTGTAATTGAGCGGGTGTTAACTCACCTGACCAGTCACTACTAGCGAGTTCCTTATTCAGAGGAGTATCTAGTATATCGCGCACTAAACTACCATAAGAATAGCCTCTAGTACGGCCCGCCTTGAATCCAGTAGCAGCGCCTATCTGCTGAAATAGCACCATAGCGCAGTATATATTATCAGGCCATACGCCCCACGTAGCTTGCGTTACTAGGGCTTCGAAGCGTGCGTTGAAACAGACCTTCCTGACACTACTATCAAGCCATATGTCCCGTATCTCAGTGGGCCAGTCTAGAGCGCGGAGATCAATCACATACGGTATTGCATTACCAGGCCAGTTAATTTGTAGCAGGCGGGCTACTAACGTATGGGGATCTAGTGCACTAGCTTGGGGCCCCCACGTTTCTACATCTGCATAGGTTTCATAGTCCATAGCGAGTAGAGGGCGGCCCTCTAGTTCTAATAGTAGTGCATCTAACTCCTCTCGAGTAGTTATATACTCTAGGTCAATTAGGTCAGTATTAACTCTCATACACCACTCGAGCCGAAGCCGCGGGGGCCCCGCGCAGTAGCACCTAAGTCAACTTCATCTCGTACGAGATAATTAGATAAGTCCCCCATATCGGCTACCAGTTCGAATGTGAATTGGGCAATACGGGCCCCATCACCGAATAGGTGCACATCGTAACCTCTATTCTCTAGTAGCACTAGGATCTCCCCTGCGTATGTCTCCATATCATCGAGGCCAGGCGTATTAGCTACACTAATACCATGCTTAGCTAATCCTGAGCGGGGCTGGATACGACCAATACGCACTAGGCGACCTATACCCATCTCCACTAATTTATCCTGAGTTTCTTCAGGTAAACCAGGCGAGGTTACATAGAAACCTGTATGGATAGGGACAGATTGATCTGGCAGCAGGGCATAGAAGCCCTTCTCATCGAGTAGGCATGTCTCTAGTGCATCTTCTATATGGCCATGCTCTACGAGACTCCCATTAATGAATAGATCAGTATCAGACTTTAACAATTTCCGTAGTGATATATTCTTCAGGAGACACTCAGCTACATATTTATGTTCTTCTGTGACGCGGGCCTTAAGATCATACCCACCATCCCGACTATTATTCTTAGTAGGGAGATAACGGTCTGCAGTAACGAATGTTTTCATAAGAAAAAGACCTGTCTAGACAGGTCAAGTAATAAGTAAGAATAAGGATTATATCTAGTGTGAACTATCTCGATATTTACCCATACCGAAGGCTCCCATGGAGGCTGCGGCGAGATCACGAAATATGTTCATTGCCATTTCGATACCCTGTGCCTGCTCTGGACTAATAGGACGATAAGTACTAAAAACAGCAAGAAATAAAGAGCATGAAGCGCAAATTAATGCTAGGTAGAATGCAAGAGTAGTATCAGAAATGCGAGGCATAGTTAATAACGCGATAGGACGTGCTGAATGATACGATGACGTTGAATATCCTCTGGTTCGAAGCGTATTATACCTACGTCATCAAGGCCCACAAATCTATGTAGCGCATCAGCTAGACCATTAGGTGCGCTAAGCTCTCCTAAATCAGCCTGTCCCAAATCACCTATTACTACTACCTTACTGTTCTCAGCAACACGAGTTAATACTGCCTTGAGCCCATTGATAGATATGTTCTGGGCCTCATCTACTATGATTAGCGAGTTCCGAAAGGAGCGGCCCCGAATGAGACTAACTACTGTAGGAATAATGTGCTCATTCTCGATAGCGGCCTTAGCATCCCCCTCACTCATGAAGGTTATTAGATTATCCAGCACAGGCGCTGCGAGGGGCCATATCTTCTCTAGTAGAGAGCCCTTGAGATAACCGACATCACGCTCATCCTTAACACCAACATTAGGACGTACGTATATAATTCTCTCTAGCTCATTCTCAGGCGCATTAATCATAGTAATAGCAGTATGAAGTGCAAGTAGCGTCTTACCGCATCCTGGCACCCCATCGGCTATGGTTATTGTATTGCGCTTGATGTTCTTAACAAATGCGCGCTGGTTTTCTGTAGCTGGGCGAATGAGAGTATGCGTACGGAAGACGGGGCCTGCGTTGTTTCTTCGCATGATAATGGTTTCAAGACAACCACTATCAAGTCATGCGGCAGACCCCGAAGTGTAGGACTAACAACTCACGCCTACGCTCTGGAACTCACGCACTACAGGTTCTGCAACTGACACGCGATTGTGAATCATTTGCATCAGGTAGTGCTGTAAGTTATCTTCTGTGTAGGGTAGGCGTACTAGGATTTCATTGCCCAGTGAGTTAGTTAGAGTATGAACTAAGTGGATCTTATCCATTTCACGGTAGCCTTCTTCGACATAACTGAGGAAGCGATATTCTGACACCTTCACTATACCGTAGTCAACCGACAGTACGTGCTGAGGCTGTACTTCCACATCGGACATAACGCCCTGATCTGGACACAGCGAAATAATCCAGTCCAGACTGCCTAGACGCAGAGGTTCGTCATTCTGTGTAACCACAGTACCAGGCGACACTACACTATGCCACTGGCCATTATTATTCCAGGACGCGCGCTTATAAAGCACGATGTTACCGTCGTAGGTAAGGGCTACCTCCTTACTAGCCACTAGATGTTGTAGATCTGCAGTAATTTTCTGGTCGACTGATTGCAACTTAGTCAGAAAATTAAGGATAGGGGTATAGTCGTACCCCTGGTCAATGAGCTGACTAAGGCGTTGACTCATATTTGGTGTTAGACGCATATTCTTGAAGTAATACGCGTTATCTCGCCACACAACATTATAGTCAGTAGCGCTTTGTAGTGGGTGGCTATCAAATTCAAAGTCAGTATTGCGCGCTAGTGCATCAGATAACTGATTAAAGAGTGTCGGATAGGTAGGTTTGTCGACAGTAATAACGCTATCCCCATCGAAAAAGGATAGGCTATTACTCAACTGTACATAATTAAACATTAGGAATCTCCACTTAGTTTATATTGAGTTAGGCAACAACTTGGTCCAACGGACTAGGCCCTCCCAAGCTATTGCCATGCACCTTGTAGTAAGCACTAATTAAGGGCATTATAATATTAGTATCTACTACTTGGCTTTTAGCGTACTCTAGAAATGCACAGGCATCATAATAATCACCTAGTAGGTATTTAAGCCATACTATACATCTATTACTGCCAGCAGATTCATAAAGTCTCTTTGTTGCATCACCATCTGCAGCTATTAAGCCATTGTCTATTAAATGCTGCATAAACATCCAGTAGCCATCATCTATTAGAGCCCGGACATTCTTATTGAAGTGTTCAGGATAGGGATAGGTTCTTATAAATGTCTGGATATCAGATAGTGGCCAAGCAGTAGTGCGCGATAGATATAGGTTATCAGCCCCATATTTTGCAGCTAGTTCATCGTGTTTATCCTTAGCCCACGTGTCTATATCGCGCCACTCGGGATAATGAACAGCAATAATCTCAGCCTGTCTAGGTGTCAGATAATATAGATTACTACTATCATCAGCATAATTCCAGTAAGTATATACACCACAATGTGTATGACTAACACAGTACACCGCCTTAGTCGGTAGATCACGATAGTCGACTACAGACAGGTGATTGTATATATCCTTAGCATAACGGGAGATATACGATTTATTAACTATGCGAATACCGCGCAGGTCGCTTACTCGTAAAGAATCGACTTTCTGTCCCTCTTGCTCCTGATCCTGATCCTGCTTTTTCAGCTTTAAAGGTTTGATAGGTTTAATTAGGCCTGTTACACTCTGGAAGAAGCGTATATAGGGCCACGTGGTGTGGGCCCGCTCTTCTAAGTCTGTATTAGATAATATATCAGCCCAATCTCCACACTCAGTTACGTCTATCCATAAGATAGGTGTATAATTTGGTATACCAGTAGTAGCGCGAATACTTCTAGCATTATAGTGTCCGCGAGTTACAACTAGTGCTACCCTTTGTATGTCTTCCAAAGTAATGCTATACGCCATACTTTCTATAACATTATCTGTTTTACAGACAACACAAGTATTAGCATTTAGGCTATTTGGCACTCGCGAATTATAACGGCGTATATTACGAAGCACACGATACGTACTATACCATTTCCCCTCGTTCATATCTTCAGAACAACCTATTAACCGCAGATTTCTACTACTCTTTACTATAAAATGAATAGGTAGTATAGTATTATCAACTGGCTCTGCTGGTTCATCCATAACGTTAATTTTAACATTACAGTAGCGTGTACCCCTCCATGTAAAGTACTTATCACCCAGATACCACTTGTCTATGACACCAGTTGCTTTGGTTAACGAATCGCACGCCTCTATTTCTGCCTGTCTTCTGTCAACTAGACTTTTGATAGCATTAAGAGATAACTCCTTCAGCTTCTCAATATTAGACTCTGACCACGCGAGGGTCTCGCGTTGTGGGGGCAGTTCTAGATAACCTATGGGTACTGGAATTATAATAGAATCAACAACATTGTATGTCTGCTCCCAATTAGTATCTACATTATTGTAGATATTTCTTATGGAGTACCCCTGTTCTTTTAGATAGGCAGTAATAATATCAAATACCTTACTATCTGAGATAGTGTAAGGTATACCGCCGATAGTAAAGCACAGTAGTGTGTATTTACGTTTAGAAAAGGCCTTACTAATAAAGGGGCCGGGCGCGTCATATTCATAGTCATAATCATTACGATAATCCAATAGGCGATTAGTAGTCTCACCTCCCGTATCCTCAGAATTATAGATATTAGTAACGGCGCGGGACCACATTACTATATTCATAACCTCATTATAACACTGACGACGGTGATAATGTTCTACGATAGGAATGGCCACACGCGTGCCACTGCTGTCACTGGAGGGCCGACTATTTAATAGGGCAGCAGTAGGCATGCCATTATTGAGAGAACAGGCATAGATATACTCTATACCATTATGGATAGTCGTGACTGTAAATTGACTAGCGATAGCATAGGGACTCTTACTACCCAGGCCGTATCCGCCGCACTGAATATTATCATCTCGCTTAGTGCTAGTCATAAATGTAAAGAAACCCGGCGCACGTTCAGGGCTAATACCGATGCCGTAATCACGAATGATGAGCTGGTTAGACTGCGGCTCTAGGGGAATTATAGCTGGTAATGTAATGTCAATGGGATGGTTAGGGCGCCCCGCCTCGACATTAGCATCGACAGCATTAGTGAATATCTCACGTATGACAGCCGTTAGCTTATTAGTATACATACGGGAGGTCAATACCTCCATTAGGAGGCGCACACCTACCTCATCGGTAGGGAGCTGATAATTAACTAGACTCACATTAGTGTTAACAATGTCTAGATCCTTACATAATTCCATACAATAAAGCCCCTCCAACGGAGGGGCGGTGTAGTTAATTAACTGTTGTGTTTAGATAGAATCCCAACCGTCTACTACCTTAGCGGGGTTACGGTAGATAACACCACTCTCAAAGAAGTTATCTCGAGTAATAGAGTCTTCACCAGTAGTAGCGGCGAATCTATCGAGATGGGCGTAGGGATTGCGGCTATACTGGCGCCCCTCGAATACAATAGGTAAGCCTATTGCGCGGGCTCTAATATTACATAGATACTTAACATATTGTTCGATAGTAGTAGCATTAATGCCATTCACGCCAAGTCCAATATGGAGGCCCCATTCAATCTCATACTCAGCGGCCTTACGGAATAGATCCATAATCTCATCTGTATTCCACATGAGAGTACCCTCAGCTAGGCCGGTACGAATTATATTAGCGATTAATTTGAGGTGGGTCTGTTCATCGCGCTCGATGAGCTTAATGATATCAGCTGTAGCGGACATATAGCGCTCATTAGCTATAGCGTAGAATAAGCGGAAGCCCGGAAAGAAGTATATACCCTCTAGTAAGAAATCCCCCACCAGACTGATAGTATAATTCTCCATAGTCATATCATGAATATACCTATCATAGAGACTCTGGATATACTCACAGCGCCTCAATAACACAGGATCCTCCCGCCATAACTCGTAGATATAATCTCGCTTATCCGTGGGGATTACAGTCTCGATAATATATGCGTATGACTGAGAGTGTACCTGTTCCTGTGATAACTGCTCGCCCATACATATACTAACCTCAGGTGCAGTAATGACAGGCATAAGTAGCGGTAACACGCGGGTCTGTAGACTATCCAAGAAAGTGAGATAGGATAACATACCATCGAAGGCCCGCCTCATATTAGGTGGCATCGTGACATAGTTATTAATATCAGGCGTGAGATCAGTGGCTTGAGGAATCCATATATTGGCCCTCATCTCTGTAAAGAGATGGCTGGCCCATCTGTATTTGACATCCTTTAGATTAATAATGTTAGTGGGGTTCCCACCAAATAGTCTACGCTTCTGGGGGCTATCGTCACCATTGGGATTAAAGATAGGGGGGAGATGTACTTGCATTAATTTAACGTGGCTTAACCACGAATTGATATGGCTCGGGCCCCTCTGCTTTCAACAATACGTGACTGCTAGGTACGGTAGTATTGGCAGTAGAGCACAGTATACGAAGAGTATCAGCAGTTAGAGGTAACGAGGCATGTCTCTCAATTAATAAACTCTGGAGGGGCACTTCTAGTAGGAAATCTTCTATCTCTTCTAGAGTGGCATAACGCTGCTGATCTATAAAATATAGATCATATATTAAGAATATACCACTGTATCTACCCCATACTACTAGATCTCCGCCCCATGCGCGCATACACGCTGATATAGTCGTGGTGTCATAATCAACACTTACGGGGCCAGAACCAAATACACCATCTATGACGTATAGAGCGCAGTCTTGACCGGGGGGTAACTCATACCAACTATACATACCCAGGGCCCGCGCTTTATTATAATCACTGCACTCGGTAAGGCGCGGGGCAGGTATAATAGCAGGCAGAGCCGTAGTAAGATAATCAATAGCTAGTTCCTGACTGACATCGTCTCCTAGTTGATAATTAATAAAATTAAGAGGGGTCTGTAATATTAACCCCTGGCTAGTATAGCCATTGTAACTACGTATCTTAACTCTATAGCCGGGTTTATAGGGCCCTAGCCCATTCCGTAGAATAGAGCCAGGGGCCACATAAATACATAGACTACCGACTGCGAACAGTCCGCGTTGTACTATCACCTGGCGATGCTTGATTATAGCCAGCTCTATTGTATTGCCGAGAGGGCGGAGGGCGCGTATCTCATCAATATAAGCGTGCATTAGTCTTGGGGTGCTTTAGGTTCTACATTCGTGATTAAGCTCAACTCCTCTTTGAACTCAGCGGCTAGTTCTTGAAGCTCATCATCGAGCTCCTCCTCCTCCTCATCGTCATAATCAGGTAACTCGAGTACCTCAGTAGTAGCAAGACCCATTGACTTAGTAAACTTAGCATAGGCCTTCTGCCCATCCGAGTCACCTACTGTACGAGGGAGGGCCTTATAAACTAGGGTACGGAGAGCCTGAAAATGATCTCGACTGAGGATATTAAACTCGAAATCGGGGGCCTCTGGTAACTCAATAGTTAGTAGAATATCACGCAATAGAGCTAACTGAAGGGGCACATTACGGCGGGTACCTTGTACAACATCTAGTAGAGTCTTACGCTCTAGTCTGTCATAGAAGGCTTTAGTAGCTAGCTCAGGTGTCTTATCCCCGGCTGCTACTGAGTTAATGAGAGTAGTGACATAACAATTGTCCTCTGCACCGAGTAGGCTGATAGCGACATCAGTAGTGACTACCTTACCGGCTACCATATTAAAGACGTTACGTACGAGTTGATTATCCATATATCTCCAAATAAAAAAGGGGGCGGGGCCCCCAAGTAGGTGTTAGTGATTAGGCGGGGTCGTTGGCTCTAGACCCCAATCCTTTTTGATGATAGCCTTGTATAGATTATCTCTAATCATTGCTTGCCTCATCATATCCTTGAGCATATGGCGAGCCTGCTCTAACGTCATCTTATCAATAGTATCTGACGTAGCGCGCAGCCGTAATTCTTGCTCAAGTGTTAGTGAATTTGTATCCTTCGTATCCATTGGTACTTCTCCTAGTTTAACTAGCGCAGGATTGGCACTCATTCTTCTCAGTTACCTTATCCTGCCATATACTCCGCACGTAATATAATGTCTTGAGGCCCTCACGCCATGCCTGCATATAGACATCATTTAGATCCTTAGCAGTGATTACGGAGTCGAGGCCATAGGCATGTTTATTGAAATTGAATAACAACTCAGTGCTAAGACCAGTATCTATCCATTTCTGAATAACTGCTGCAGCAGAGACTACGACACTGGGATGAGTATGGCGGCTCTCCTGATAAAAGTGAAATGCCTCCTTGATATAGAGTGGGACAATGGTATTAATACCAGCCCCATTCTTATCAATGGTAAGACGAGAGAAGACAGGTAAGAAGGAAGCCGTGGTGCCCTGTACCAACGAGGTGCTGGAGTTAGGAGCAGTAGCCAGGATGTGAGAATTACGAATACCCGATACGACTAAACGCTCCATGAGGGCATACCATCTCTCGGGGTCGATGCTATTATCTCTGACCCACTCCTTATCACGACCACCCAGGATAAGGCCCTTACTCCACTCACTACCAGGGAATGCAGGATAGGCCCCTCGCTCCTCTGCTAGTTCTACACTAGCCTGAGTAGTATAGAAGCAGATGTCTTCGAATAGTTTCTCTATGACATCGAGATCCTGATACTTAAGGTGCCTAATAGCTAACCAGTCAGCTAGTCCCATGACACCTACGCCTATGGTACGATAGCGGTTCACATGGGCGCGGGCCTCAGGAGTAGGGCTAGTAGTGAGATCACATGCGGCATCTAATAGACGAACAGCCATACGGCTGACATCAGCCATCTCATCGTCAGTAATACGAGGTAATACTAACGACAGAAGCATACAGCAATGTGAGTAGCTGCTATTGAATAAACTATATGACTCAACGCATAGATTTACTCCACCGATGATGCCCTCGTGCTTGTTAGGGTTAAGCGCATTAATGCGGTCTTTAAAAGCCACATAAGGAGTACCTGTCTCAAGTAGGAGCATCAGCATCTTCTTCCATATAGCCTTAGCGCTGACCTTTTTAACTACGTCGAGCGGAGGAGCGGAGGAGTTGATATATGTTTCGATGGCGTGATAGGCATTGGTAAATTCATCACCGTACATATCGGCTAATTGATATCCAAATACATTCTTGATTTCAGTAGGGCACACTAGGTACCAGTCCTCATCGAGAATTACTCGACGCATGAACTCATCAGAGATAATGAATTGCAGCAGGATATCACGAGCCTTCGTATGCTCACTACCAGCATCGCCCCGCAGATCCATGTACTCAAGGAGGTCAGCATGCCATACGTCTATACCTACGGTACAGGCCCCTGCGCGTACACCGCGTTGATTAGTAGCGACGATGGTAGCATTGATAATCTTAATCCAAGGGCATACACCGCCACTGGCGCCCTTCTTCTTACGAATGCGACTACCGCGGGCCCGCACCTTACTAATGCGTACGCCCACCCCACCGCCATTAGCACTCATCGCTGCTAGCTGAGAGATATTATCGAAGATACTCTCGCGACTATCATCGATATCGATTATATGACAACTACTGAGGCTACCATCGGCCTGACGCAAATTACTCATAAGAGGAGTGGCCAGGCTGATCTTACCGAGGCTGAGTAGGTCATAGGTCTTATGAGCAAAGAGCATGCGCCCGTGGGCAGGCTCCAACATACTGAGGAGTAGTGCCTGTGTTAGCCACATCTCTTGTAGTAACTCACCTTCTAGTAGATAACGCGCTGTGAGTAGATCAGCACCGCTTATATCAAAGCGCATATCGCGCTCTGGGTCTATCCAGGTGCCGGCTTCAGCAATATCATCAGCACTATACGTGCCTAAGAACTTATTTATTAGGTATCCTTCATAGAAGCCCTCAGACCTCAGGTACTCGAAGGCCACTGGATAATTACCATAGAGATAGCCGCGGCGGGCCTTAACCTTACGCCGCCAATCCCACATACGAAGACGACCACTGACCTTCAGCCAATCAGGGTAATGCAAATCAGCTAATTCAGCTGCCGATCTAATCAGACCATTCTGTATCGCTTCTGTAGTGATATCATCATTGAAGCGACGACTAAGTCGCCGAGATAACTTATCGGGGTCTACTTCTAGGCCCTCGCAGGCCCAGTTAATTACCTCGATAGCGCGATTGGGATCGTACGGGCTTCTACTACCGTCTGTGTGTATAACGTTGATTTGCATATTATTGTTGCTGGCTGCTTCTTATGTTATCTAATAGATCGAGCCGTTCTTGCTCTTCTGCAAACTCCTCAGTAGACAGATCTACCTCTCTACGGAACTCCTCCTCTAGTGTGCTATCTACGATAGCTAGTCGTCCATCAAATAGAGCTGGAGCACCAGTAGGAGTATAATTATTGTTAACCCCCATACTAACATCACTGCCCATATCGCTATGCCCATCAGTATAATGGCGCGGGGCACTGTAGAAAATGTCATTCCTAGATTGCTGGGGCGTATAGCCCGCATCCTTAAGATGCTTACTCATATACTCATTGATAGCCTGCAGGGCCTGCTTGAGACTAGCTATACTGCTTGTCAACTCCGATAGCGTCATATTCGCTAATTGTTTCTGATTCGGTGGTGTCACCTTATACTGAGGTTGTGTTGTCTTGTTTGTCATACATGCTCGTCGTTAGTTGTTTCTTCGGTGTCATCACCTGCTGCGTTGTCTTGGTACTCTGACAACTGACTGTAAATAGAATCTAGCATACTCTGGTTAATACCAGCACGAACTGCTGCTAGGCCCTGGAACTTAGTACCATCAGGTAGGGTATAGAAGGCCCCACTACGAATAACTATACCAGTCTTAACAGCCTGACGTACAGTGTCGCCCACTAGATCCACGCCCGCCAGCAGATCACCATTGGGGCCTGTATAGGGTAATAATAAATCTAACTCTGCCTCACGAAAGGGGATAGCTACTCTATTCTTAGTGTTCTTGACTGTAATAGTCATGCCAGTTATAACGCCCCGCTGCTTAAGGGGATCTCCTCGTCCTAGCCGCAGTTGTATGGCAGCATTATAGGCCAGGGCCTTACCACCAGTGGAGCCGACGGGGGCCCCATAACTACCTACCTTAGTGCGATACTGATTAATCAACACTACGGTAGCACCAGTCTTACTAGCAGCATTGACTACTTGAGGTAACTTCTTACTAAGCAGACGGGCCAATTGAGCAACAGTAGCATCAGCAGAGCCCTTCTCCATCTCAACAGCGGATATCATATTCGCTACTGAGTCAATTACGACTATCTTGATTAGACCACTGTTTAATAGAGTAATAAGACTATCCATACCCTCCTCCCCTGTATCGGGGCGGAACATGGCTATCCGATCCATATCCATACCCATCATCCTGGCATAACCAACCTCGAATGACTTCTCGTGATCTAACCACGCTGCCCAGTATCCCTTAGCCTGTAATAGACTAACGCACTGTTTCATAAGTGTGGTCTTACCTACACTAGTCTCACCTGCAATCTCTACTATTTTACCTACGGGCCACCCACCTCCCAATACATAGTCCAATGAGAATATACCACTGGGTATAAAAGTAGTAGGCTCGATAGAACTAGTAGAGCCAAGACCCCCCATGTAATTAGAGCATTTTGCTCTAAGCTCAGTATCTAGCTTTCGAGCAAGCTTAAGTTGCTCTGAGATTTCATTCTTAGCCATATTTATATCTCAATAAGTTAACATTCTGCTCACGCGCGCTGCAAGACTAATCGTATAGCCAGGGAACGCGCGGGGCTCTATCTCTAATTGTGAGCCTCTACCGTATCTGCAAATAACATAGCATCAAGTGCACGTATCATTGTATGTTTATGCGGCGTGAGTAAACTTGATATAACTATAGTAACCAGAAGGATTATAATAGTCTCAAGATAAATACAAGGGCGACGCCGATACCTAGATAAGCTAATGGTCTTATAAATAGGCACGACGTCAGATAATACCATGTCCCCTACCACCATGTCTTCTATGCGGCGCAGGAACAGGGCAAGGTTATTCGTCTTATCTATCTTCTGTATATGGATAAGCCTATATACGGCGGGCAAGGATATAATAGGTATATCCCTTGCACCATTAGTATCAGTAATAGTAAAGGTAGCGCACTCCTTAGGATTTAGCGCCTCTGTGCTACGGAGGCCTAATACATTTAGTATGTCGTCCTTTACAAACCAGGGTTGCTTACATTTGATGATTACCCGTATTACGGTACTATTAAAGATGTAAGTTCTTATGTTAGGCATGGTTTATTAGATTACAGGTTATGGAGTGAAGAGCCTACCATTAACCATTATTCTTTATGTGGATAGAATCAAGACTTTATTAAACCACTTGATATCATCGCTGCCGTAAACGGACGGCGATTCCCTACAGATCAAACGGGGTTTTCCTCATAACGCCGATACATCCTTCCAGCCAGATGCCTAACGTAGAATCGACCATGCGGGCCAACTCAAGAGCTACATCTGCAGAGACCCACCTCACACGACTATCATCAGGCTTATACTCATACGTATCCCCATTTCGCCAGTCAGTAAAACGAACATTACTATTATAATGAGTGGCTACGATACTATTTAAGGAGAATACTGGCTCCTGCCCCTCGTATCTGTAGTATACCTTTTTATCATTGATGTAAGTTAATGTGTAGGTTTCAAAGTCCATGTTGCGGATAGATATCAACCACTTCTCGAAATCATTCGTAGGGCAATTATTATCCTCTAGAATTACAGCTAGATCATCTGCTGATACCCATAGTCTATTTGACTTCATGAGCTCTGAGTAAATACTACAATCAAGCACCTCCTTTAAGGACACAGCGTCGATATACACATTACTGTTATCAGTTAGTCCGTATACAACCCTGTCATTATAAATTGCCTTTAATTCTTCCTTGACATCCTCACCGCCGTAAAACGGACGGGGTTTCAGACCCAAATTTTCCATGATGTTCCTTGATATGATAATTTTAATCTAGGGATACCTCGGTCTTCAAACTGAGTTTTCCATTTACCAATAAAACTTAGAGAGACATTAAGTATGGGGGGCGACCGTTGGTTAAGATACAAGATTTTTGAGCCACCAGCTTGAAAATCCTGCAGCTGCTTGGTCAAACAGGCCGCTAAACCCCTTACCTTGTCTATACACATTTATTCAGCCAACCCTACTTAAATCTCTGCAAAAATTGCCCCTCGTCGAATTAAATCCTGTTTTTGTTCAGGGGTGATACCCGTTGCATCGATAAAGATAGCGTTTTTAACGTTAGCCCAACTCAATTCAGCCCCACTCAGATTAGCTCGACTCAAGACAGCATTACTCAGGTTAGCCTCATTCAGGAAAGCCCCCCACAGAACAGCCCCTCTCAGGATAACATTACTCAGGTCAGCTCCAATCAGGAAAGCCTCACTCAGATTAGCTCCATTTAGAATAGCCCCACTCAAGTTAGCCTCACTTAGGCTAGCTTCACTTAGGTTAGCCCGCTCTAAGTTAGCCCGTTCTAAGTTAGCCTGTCTCAGGTTAGCCCGTCTCAGGTTAGTCTCACTCAGATCAACCCTTCTCAGAATAGCCCCACTCAGGTCAGCCTCACTCAGGTCAGCTCCATTTAGGTTAGCCCCTCTCAGGATAGCCCCACTCAGGTCAGCCTCACTCAGGAAAACCTTACTCAGGAAAGCCCCACTCAAGTTAGCCTCACTCAGGTTAGCTCCTCTTAGGAAAGCCCCACTCAGGTCAGCCCCACTTAAATCAACTTGTTGTAGAGTTGTCTTATCGATTGTTCCTTCTCGAATTGCCTTAATTAATTCGGCTTTTTCAATAACTTTTGCATCTGTAGTGAGCTCTATTTTTGTGACGACAATATCGTCTGATTTAATATTGAGAAAGGCTTGCAATTCCCCTGATTGATGTAAATCTGCTAGGCACTGGAGTCCATCTTCTGAACCTTCTAAAAATAACCGAATACTGCCTTTAAGTTTCATAATAAAAAATCATTCCTTTTTGCTCTGTTTGTAAATTTGGTTTGACCAGTTTAGCATTCATCTGGACGGTGCTCTTGTCTTTGGCCCAGCTTGAGCTGGGCCCAATTAATTAATTTTACCTTGGCTTCTATAGAGCAGCGAGGCGCTGCTCTAGGTGTTAGTTAGTAACTTTAGAGCTAGGTGGATGTTCTTGTCATCTTCTTCAGATTACTCTCCTCCAGACGCCTGGCGGGCTTCCTTTAGCTTTCGTCCGCAGTAACAACAGTAAATCATACCGTTCTCTGAAGGGGTGCCGTTGTTAACAACAAACTGGTTGGCACATGAGGTATTCCAAGCCCCTTCTTCCTCCCAAGTCCAAGTAC